ACTCAGGGGAAGAGTAGCGCCCAAACGTGGATGGCTGTTCCTGTCAGGAACCTTCGAGGGATCACTCGGATGGTATCCTCAACTGTTCTCGTCGTGGCAGATAGGCTCAGAAGACGAACAGTCCTTCTCCCTGCCCGCATTCTCCAACACCTACCTCTACCCCGAAGGAGCCAAAGACCCCGAGATACTTAAACTGAAGTCCATGTCATCCGATGACTTCTTCATGGAACGCATCGAAGGCATACCATCACCGCCCCAGGGACTCGTGTTCGGAGAGTTCAGGGCCGATATTCATATAGACGAAGAAGCAAAATGGGTGCCCGGTGAAGACGTGTACCTCTGGATGGACCCAGGCTACGCAGGCGCGTATGCCGTCCTCGCAGTACAGGAGATAAACGGACAGATGTGCGTCTTCGATGAGGTCTACGAACAGGGACTCACCACAGACTCCATCATAGATATCGTCACAAATAAGCCGTGGTGGAAAGACGTACACTCCGGCACCATCGATATAGCAGGATACCAGCACCAGGCCATGTCCGCACCCGCAGAATTGTGGATGGACAGGACCGGCATATACCTCGATGCCCAGAAAATACGCATCAACGAAGGCACCGAGAGACTGAAAGGCTTTATGAAACCCGATCCAATCACCAACGACCCGAAAATAGTCTTCTCCCCCGACTGCAAAGGAACCCTATCAGAGTTCGGAGCAGTGCCAAGCCCGTTCGACGGACAAACACGGGCCTACAGGTGGAAGACCGACAGGGAAGGCAATATAGTAGGGGAAACCCCCGAAGATAAAAACAACCACGCCATCAAGGCCGCAATCTATGGCCTCGTTAGCAGGTTCGGATACGGGTACGTTAACTCAAAAGAGTTCATTAAAGTCAAACGATGGGCAGGATAATTTATAAAAATGCCAAGACTGAAACCAGAAGATATCATCGACAAGGTAGACGACCACTACGAGGCCACGCACACCCTGCGTACCCGTATGGACGCAGACCACCAGCTTTATAAACTGGACTCCTACGACGCAGGAGACGGGTACAAGTCCTATACCAGTAACGAACCCCAGACCTACGCGGACAAGGTCATCTCATGGATGACGGCGGCAGACCTCGTAGTGCGAATCCCGCCCAACGGCAACCCGCGTAACACCCGTGAAGTAAATAACGACAAGGAAAGATTCATCATCGGAGCCCTGCGCTCCGCCGACGAACGACTCTCCAAGAGACTCGTACCCTCCATCCGAAACCAGCTTGCGTGGTACATAGCACTCAGGGGATGGTACGCAGGAAGAGCCCTCCTTACCAAGGACGGGGAAGATAAGACCTGCATCGATATCACCCCCTGGGACCCCATGCACACCTACTGGGGCATAGGGGACGACGGCCTCGCATGGGCCTGCTACAAGGTCAAGAAAACCCAGGACGAGATAGAAGCCCAGTACGGCGTCAGGCTAGGGGAGTCACGGTCCGATATAGACGGCATTAACGTCTACGACTACTACGATAAGGAATACAACACCGTCGTCGTACCGGGACGCTTCGTTAAGAAACGCACCCCCCACGGCACAGAAGGACAGGTGCCGGTGTTCCTCGGCCCCGTCGGGGCAACTCCCCTCATCCAGTCAATGGAGTGGTCCTCCATAGAAGATACCCTCGAAGACTACGGGGAGTCAGTCTTTAAGGCCACCCGGGGCGTATACAAAAATCATAATTTTATGATGTCCGTCATGCTCGAACTTACCGCACGAAGCCGCAAGCAGGGCCTCAAGGTACGAAGCAGGGACGGCACCAAGACACTCGACGAAGACCCGTATAAGGAAGGCACCGAGATTTCCCTCGGACAGGGCGAAGAGGTTGAACCCCTCGGCCTGCTGCAAATGGCAAACGAGTCGGGAGCCTTCATGGGACTGGTAGCCGGTGAGATGCAGCGCGGCTCCATACCACACACCGTGTACGGGGAGATACCCTTCCAGCTATCCGGCTTTGCCATCAACACCCTCCGGCAAGGCGTCGAAAGCGTCCTCGTCCCGAGAGTGGCAGCAATGGAACGGGCTTACGTAAGCATAGCTAACCTGCTCTGCGATCAGTACCAGTCAGGCGCGTTCAAAGCAATGGAACTGTCCGGGCAGGATAACAACAGGATGTACTTCTCAGAGGAAATAACCCCCGCGAGGATACGAGACGGAGGCGACCCTGAAATCAAGGTCGTTACCAGGCTCCCCGAGGACGATATGTCCCGCTACGGCATGGCCCAGATCGCACGCGAAGGCCCCACGCCGCTGTTGCCGGACCTTTGGATACGCGACAATATCCTCGGCATACAGGACGCAGACCAGGTAGAGGACGCAGTCAAGGAACAGATAGCCGAACGCACACTGCCCGAGGCAGGGATATGGTCCCTCTACCAGGCCGCTATGAAACAGGGAAGAGACGACCTCGCACAGATGTACCTCGGCGAACTGGTAACAATGCTGTTTGCCAAGGCAAGACAAATATCAGATACTTTGCAGGGCGGTGGGCCGGGTGCTCAACCGGGACCTCCCTCCTCGGGACCCGGCGGGGTGCCAGCCGGGATGCCCGGCCCGCCCCCAATGCCGCCGCCTGGGGTCATGCCCCCCGCGATGGCAGGAGTCCCGCCGCCCGCGCCAACGCCGCAGGCAGGACCAGTGGTAGCGCCAGGGCAACCAAGGCCGGGAGCGCAGTCTGACGAAGAACGACTTAGAAGAATAGGGCTGGTAGGACCCGGAGGATAGACAGTGGCTAAATTCATACCTGAACGAATACTGGAAGGGTTCGCCAACCCGTTCGATCTGTTACAGACGACTCCCGCACTACTCCACCAGTACCTACAGGGAGAGGAGAAGACAGCCCCCGGGCTCGAAGACCTCGCCAGGCAGGTGGCTAACGGAGAACTTCCTTACGCCCCTCCCCCCGTGCAGGAACCCACTTTCACCGGCGCAGTCAACATGGGCGTTCCCGTAGCAGGGGCCGCACTCATGGCATCGCAGACCGCGTTGAAGAACAGGGAAGCACAGATCGAGGCCGAGGTGAAGGTGGTGGCAACCGATCAGAAGGCGCGTACCGACGCTGCCGTACATCATCTTCTTGCTAATTTCCCCGAGGTCGCCGTAGGAGGTATGCCCGGGGGAAGGTACGAAGGGATAGTGCAGGACTTCTCCGACCAGTTCGACGTGCCAGTCAATATGCTGGTGGCCGCGATAAACGACCAGTACGGCGTTAAGGACGAAAAGCTCGTCGTAACGGACGCACCAGCGACCAACGGGACAGCGACCAATGGGACAGTGACCAACGGGGGAGATTCTAACGGCTTAAAGGTCCAGTTGGCTGAATATATGGGAGACGCCACAAAGGAAGGCGTCATAAGAAGGAGAAGCCAGGGAGAGATATACCTCCTGTGGGAGGCTGGAGAAATAACCACCGAAGAGGCCATTAAAGCCCTTGTAAAAAAGGTGGGGGGAATAAACAAAGAAGATGCGACGTTAACACTGACCCGGTGGCAGGAAATAAAGGACACCGAGTACGCTGACAAACAGAGGGCTTATACCCAGGAGTTTGGTGATCCAGGAGGGGACGTGCCAGGAGAGGACGTGCCAGGAGGGGACCCGACAGCAACCGACGAGTATCATTATATATTGGCACCTGGCACCGAGTTCGATGTTAGCGATGTTTTCGGGCAGTATACGAACCCAGCCGAGGCTATGTTTGAGTCCGTACTGCGTAAGAGACTCGGGGAAAGGGCTTACAACCCCGCAGTGCTGAAGGCAGGGATGCGCGGCTCCGATCACGCAGTGGGCAACTATTTACTTATGGACCTCGATTTCGATGATCCCCAGCGACCCAAAAAAGCGAATTACTACCTGCACCTTGACGACCCCGAATATGGCAAGATGAGGGACATGGCCGAGAACCAGGCGTCATACGAGAGGTTTGTTCGCGCAGCCAATGTATTGTACAGCGAGGATGCGCCCGAAAACCTGACGTGGGTGACCGACGACGAAAAAAGAAGGATAGCGAATGAAGACCTGCTGGCTATAGCGAACACAGTCAGGAATCCCTACTACGAGAAAGCCATCCTAAAGGCGAAGGCGGGCATCACGGGCAAGGGCATTCTCGGCGAACTTCGCTCGGGAGCAGTAGACATGATTGTCAAACAGTGGCAAGATGAGCAGATAGCAGACCCTACCTCGCAGAGGAAATCGCTTATCGCGTATGCGTCTGCTATCAAGAATAGTCCCTGGTACGTTGCGCCGTAGGGGGCGACTCCGACGGCACTAAGCAGTGATACTGAGTTTTTCTAGACAAGTAATAGGATAAGGAGGACAGCACAATGGTAATGGATTATTACGTACCCGGAGGCACGGCGGCAACGCCGGTTGACTGGTCCACAATCGACGCGCAGGCCCTTACGCCGTATGAACAGTACCGCTCCCAGGCCCTCGGGCAGTTGGGCGGAATGGGCAGGTATGCCCCTCGTTTTGAGACGGCTGCCATGCGGGGATTTGCTCCCACATACGGACGGTACCTGCTCGAAAATATCGCAGGAGCCATACCCGGAATGCAAGGCACTTACACGCCGGGAACCACGCCCGCAGAAGGAACGTGGGGGTCAACGTGGGCCCAGCCCTTCTCGCAGTACGTTGCGGAGGCCCCACAGGCAGGATATCAGCTTGAACCCAGTATCGCTTCGGGGTCCGCTCAATATGGTTCCCCTACCGCAGCAGGGTGGGCGGACCTCGTGAGGGCGTCACGCGCATATCGCGGAGGCACGGGCGATGAGGCCGTGTTCAATCCAGACGCGCCCTATATGTCGGGGCTGGCAACGGGGGCCGTTGCAAACCAGCCGGTAGCGACCCAGATAGGCATGGCGCAGGCCGCGATGGGATTGCCCACGAGAGGTATCCTCGGCCAACTGGCGCGAAGCGGTCTTATCGGGCAACTGGGGAGATACAACACGCTGAGGGCAACCCCGGGCGAAGACTGGTTCGGAAGGCCCGAGGGGGGATTCGCCGGATGGCTTGGAGGGCAACTTCCCGTGGGTGAGACAGGATACGTACCAATACCCATAGGGGGGGCGGGGTACGGATAGAAAATAGTTTTCATTATAGGTAAACGATATGGCTGAAAACGGATTCTTTTCAGATTTTCTCGAAGATATGCCGGAGGCCGCTTACTACAGCGCCGCGCCGTTTGGTGCGGGCGTCTCCGCCGCGTCCCCGTTTGGCGGGGGATACGCACCCGCCGCACAGCGATACTGGTCGGGACAGTACGGCAACGTGATGAACCAGTATATGGGTACCGTCGGGAAATCGTTACGGGAGGGGGAGTTCCCGTCCCTGACATTTACCGACTACCTTGGGCAGTACCCGTGGACAGAGAGATACACCGCTCTCAGCCCCGCCATGAGGCAGGGCGGCGGGATATCTAGGTTTGCACCGTCAGTGCGACGGATGTACTGATGGCTGGCCCTAATGGTATAAACCCTGAACGTCTCAAGGAGCTTCAGCGGCAATGGGC